CCTCACTCCCACGAACCTCGACGCGGTTCACCACGCGCAGCACCCGGAAACGGTTGACGCGGAGGTTGTTGACGACCCGGACACGCAGGCGGAGAAGTCCGAGGACGAGGCGGTCGCCGCGGCTATGGCAGCTGAGGGGCGCGCGTGATGGGCCAGAAATCGCTGAACCGCGGGGTCCGCACCATGTACGCCGCCGAACGGGGGTTCGGATCGTGAAACGTAGTAGCCCCTTGCCGCGGAACACCCCCCTTCGTCGGGGTCGGCTCGCGTTGCTTCCGTGCGCGGCTGCCCCGGCTCCGCGGCCCACCCGCCGCCGGACGGACCCCACCGAGGCAGTCAAAGACCTCGTCCGGGCCCGAGCAGGCGGTATCTGTGAGGTGTGCGACCTGAGTGAGGCCGTCGACATCCACCACCGCGCCGGCCGGGGCATGGGCGGCAACCGGCAGCCGTGGATCAACCAGCCGTCGAATCTGCTGCATCTGTGCCGCCGCTGCCACCACCACGTCACCGATACCGGCGGCCGTCGGGCTGGGTACGAGCGGAACGGCTGGATCGTGACCCGTTCGGGGCTACAGCGTCCGGCTGATGTTCCGGTGCTGGTGTCCGGGTCGTGGGTGCTGCTGCGCGACGACGGAACCGTGGGCGCCTGTGAGCCTCCGCAGAGCGCCGCATGACGGTCCACCCCTACTCCTATCCCCCCTACAGATGTGATGCAGAAAGCGGTGACCGATGGCCTGGGCGCGCCTTGACGATGGGTTCGGCGAGCACGACAAGGTGTGGGCTGTCCTAGAGCATGAGAACGGGGCGGCAGCTCTCGGTTTGTGGCTGCTGGCATGGTCGTGGGCGCATCGAAATACCCGGAAGAAAGGAAAGGTTCCGGGCCGGTTGCCCGCTAATTTGCCGCAGCGTTTGTTGGGTCCCACTAGCCGGTCGCTGGCTGCCATTTTGACGCAGGAAAAGTTGTGGGATGAGGCCGATGGTGGCGGCTGGGATATCCACGACTTTGGTGACTACCTGCCGTCGAAGGAGGTGAGCGCGACGCGCGCCGAGGCGGGTCGGAGGGGTGCTGAGGCGAGGTGGGGCGCAAACCGGGCTGATGGCTCCGAGCCATCTTCGGATGGCAAAGCGCATGGCAAGACGATGGCAGACGCATGGCAAGACGGTAGCTCGGAGCTATTCCCCCAACCGGGGGATGCCCCTCCGAGTGATGGCAACCAGCCATCGTCGGATGGCTCGGAGCCATCTTCGGATGGCAAAGCGATGGCAAGCGGTATGGCAAACGATGGCTCGCGCGTGCCCACGCGCGTGCATCCCATACCCGTAAAAGAACCAACACCTAGCGGTGTTGGCCGCGAACCGACCGTCAACCAGCGGGCTCAGGCCATCACCCGGGCCTACTGCGACGTCGTTCCACTCAGCAAATTCCCTGCCGTACTGGGAATCGTCAAAAGAGCAATCACCGCGAACCGATACAGCGACCCAGAAATCCAGGCAGCGGTACTGCGTCTGGCCGCAGAAGGACGCTCAGTGACTGTCGAAACTCTCAGGACCGAGTTGGAAGGGCTCCCAGTGCGGAACAATGGACAGCAGAAGCCGTCGACTACCGATCAGCGGTTCGCGGCTGCTCAGGCTCTCAAGGACCGGTTCACGCCGAGCGGTGTCCGAGCCCTGCCGGGGGCTGCGTCGTGAACCCGCACGAGATGATCGACGTGCTGTCGCTGGCGGCGTCGTTCGACCAGCGCACTGTCGGCGAGACCGATGTCGTGGCGTGGATGGCCGTGGCCACCGAGTGCGGGTGGACGTTTTCGCTGGCGTGCCGGGCGGTGTTGGAGCACTACAAGCACCAGCGGACACGGGTCATGCCCGCCGACGTCAACGCGATCCTGACCGAGGCCCGTCGGCAGGCGGTGGCGGCGATCGACACGTCGGATCTGCGACCGCCGGTGGAGTTGCGGGACGATCCGCGTGCTGAGGTCGCCTGGATTCAGGCAACGCACCGGCAGCTGGTCGGGCAACGGCTGAACACGTGGGCCGGGGATTGCTCTGAGTTCGCCTCTACCGCGATCGAAGGTGCCCGGTGACTGCTCCGGAGCCGCCGCAGGACTTAGGCGCTGAGAGGGCCGTTCTGGGGGCCGTGCTGCTGTCTCCGGCCGCAGCGGCCGACGTGTTCGAGGCGATCGGGGTCGACGACTTCTACCAACCGGCCCACCAGACCGTGTTCGCAGCCATGACCGCCATGCGGGTCGACGGGACCGCGATCGACGCGATCACCGTCTCCGATGAACTCGAACGCCGCGGGGAACTCTTGCGGATCGGGGGAGGCCCGTACCTGCACACGCTGCTCACGTCCTGCCAGACGGCGGCGAACGCCGGCTACTACGCCGAGATCGTCGCGAAGAAGGCTGTGCTGCGGCGCCTGGTGCAGGCCGGTACCCGGATCGTCCAGTTCGGCTATCAGGGTTCGGATGGTGCGGACGCCGATGAGGTCGTGACACGGTCCCGTGCAGAGCTGGACAAACTGGTCAGCGACCGGACGCCGGATCACGACACCAGCGATCTGCATGATCTGATGGCGGCGAGCTTCGAGGAACTGGACCGCCCGAAATCGATGGGCGTGAAAACTGGGTTCCCCGACCTGGATGATGTTTTGGGCGGGTTGCGGCCGGGGACGTTGACGGTGATGGGTGCCCGTCCGGGTATAGGCAAGTCGTTGCTGTGTTTGCAGATCGCGCAGCACGCCGCGTCGAACGGTATTCCGGCGCACGTGGTCAGTTTGGAGATGTCCGCAACCGACCTGATGGAACGGTTTTGGGCGTCGGAGGCGACGATCGAGTTGACTACGTTGCGGGAGCGGCGTTTGTCTGCGGACGATTGGCGTCGTATGCAGGTCGCTGCCGAGCGTGCGGCGGAGTGGCCGTTGCGTGTGACGGATTCGACTAGCATCGGGTTGACTGGTATTCAGTCGCGGGTTGCTGGTCATGGTTGTGGGTTGCTGGTGGTGGACTATTTGCAGTTGGTGCGGCCGATGGATGCGCGTTTGCCGCGTCAGGAGCAGGTGGCGGCGATCTCGCGCGGGTTGAAGGTTTTGGCGCGGCAGTTGCAGGTGGCGGTGTTGGTTGCGTCGCAGGTCAACCGGGGTAGCGAGGGCCGCACAGACAAGCGTCCTACGTTGGCGGATCTGCGGGAGTCGGGCGCAATCGAGGCCGATGCGGATGCGGTGGTGTTGCTGCACGATGACCCGGAAGACCCGGGGTGTATCGAGTTGATTGTGGCGAAGAACCGTCATGGTCCGAAACGATCTGTGAACTTGGCGTGGTCTCCGTACTATGCGCGGGCACGTTCATTGACAAGAGAATCCAGAGAGTCGAGTTAATGGGTGACATGATGAGGGACATTGATTGGCCGTCGCCGATCACGATGCGGAAACCGCTGTGACCGGCCTCGATTGGGTTGTTATTGTGCTGACAGTCGGTCTCATGGCCCTGTACTGGCGTTGTGACCGGCTCGACAACCCACCGGACCCTATAGAGCCGCCTGAGCCAGCGCCTGGCCCGAACAATCGGTACCACAAGGTCACACCTAAGAGGAGCAAGCGGTGATCAGCGAACTGAGAGGCAGCGCACACCCCATCTACCTATGGACCCGGCCCGACGAGGTGGAATCTGTTGCGCTAGACCAGCTCCGCAACATCGGGAACCTGCCGTGGATCCACCACCACGTCGCAGTCATGCCCGACGTCCACTACGGCAAGGGCGCCACGGTCGGCTCCGTCATCGCCATGAACGGCGCCGTATCGCCGTCCGCGGTCGGAGTGGATATTGGCTGCGGGATGCTGGCCGCCAAGACCACACTGACCGCCGCTGATCTGCCGGGTTCGCTCGCCGCGGTCCGCTCCTCCGTTGAGGCCGCGATCCCGGTGGGGTTCAACCGGCACACCACGGTCAGCCGCAAGGTTGATGCCCTGGCACTGTGGCATGAGTTCGACCAGCTCGACCCGAAGGTTCAGGATCTCGCTGGTCGGGCGCAGGCGCAGATGGGTTCGCTCGGCGGCGGTAACCACTTCATCGAGTTGTGTCTCGATGAGCATGACGCGGTGTGGATGATGCTGCACTCTGGTTCCCGCAACATCGGCAAGGTCCTGGCCGAGATCCACATCAACACGGCCAAGGCGCTGCCCCACAACCAGGATCTTCCCGACCGTGACCTGGCCGTGTTCCTCACTGGTACCTCGGAGATGTCGGCCTACCGGCGTGACCTGTTCTGGGCGCAGCGGTACGCCCTGGCTAACCGGGAGACCATGTTCGGGCTGTACCTCGACACGCTGCGCAAGCACTTCCCTGCTGTCGACACCATGCTCAAGGTGAGCTGCCACCACAACTACGTCGCCGAGGAGTACCACTACGGTGCTGATGTGCTGGTGACCCGCAAGGGCGCGATCTCGGCTATGGCCGGCGAGTACGGCATCATCCCCGGCTCGATGGGCACCCGCTCCTACATTGTGCGGGGTCTCGGCAATCCTGAGTCGTTCACGTCGGCATCCCACGGTGCTGGGCGCCGCATGTCCCGTGGCGCAGCGAAGCGCGCCTATAGCGTCGGAGACCTCGAAGCCCAGACCGCCGGCGTCGAATGCCGCAAGGATGCGGGGGTGTTGGATGAGATCCCGGCTGCGTACAAGCGGATTGAGGATGTGATGGCCAACCAGGTCGATCTTGTGGAGGTCTACGCCGAGCTGCGGCAAGTCATGTGCGTGAAGGGATGATCGTGAGCGACGACATCGTGGTGTTCATTCGGGCACGGCTCGACGAGGATGAGCAGGCGGCACGGGCTGCTACGGCGGGACCGTGGCGGTACAACCCGGCGAAACAGTGGCTCAACCCGCCCGAATTGGCGATGCCCCACGCTGTGCACCGCATGCTGGGCGGCGAAGAATTCGTGGGCAGCGGGCCACTGAACGCCGCGAACTGCGTGGCTTTGACCGGTCCACGAGATGACCCTGCCGCCATGTCCGACGCGGCGCACATCGCCCGCCATGACCCGGCCCGTGTGCTGCTCGGCGTGCAGGCCAAGCGGGCAATCCTGGGCCTGTGGAACGCTCCCGACCATTTGTACGGCGGCTACGGGGAATGCTACGGAGAGGTCGTCCACCTGCTCGCATCCGAGTGGTCGACGCACCCCGACTACCAGCAGGAGTGGACGCCGTGAGCGACGATCTGACCACGCGGCTGCTGGCCGCGATCGAGGAGGTCGAGCACGCGGCACGCGCCGCTGGCGGCTACTACGACGATCACGTAGACGAGGCGTGCGACGCCTGCGCGGGTCACATGGTCCGCCATGAACCGGCTGCCGTAATGCGCCGCTGCCAGGCCGACCGGAAGATCGTGGCTCTGCATTGTGTGTCATCGGATTCGTTGTCCAGACCCGAGTGCCGGACATGCGTCGGCAACTGGACGACGGAGACAGGCGAGGACTACCCGTGCGAAACGCTGCGAGCGCTGGCTGAGGGCTACGGCCTGGAGGTGGACAAGTGACCGATCCGCGCGAGCTGCTCGACGCCTACGCATCAGCGGAAGTCATGGTGGAGAACACCTACGGCCTCTTCGAGCCAACCATTCGCGAACACGCCACCCCGGAGGCGTTCGCGGCGCTGCGTGCCGTGCTCGACGTGCACAAGCCGATCGATCGGGGTGCCGGACCGCAATGCGCAGGGTGCGCCACCCATGCCACCTTCACAAGTTGGCCCTGCCGGACCGTGCAGGCCATCACGACCGCACTGGAGGCTGACCGGTGAGCAACCTCGATGATCCGCGCCTGGCCCAGTACGGCGATCGTGGACCACGAGATCCGCACGACACCGTCCGGGATGCCTTGGTGGCGGCAGGGATCGGGAACTCGCTGACCAGTACGGCGATATTGGATGTGACAGACACGCTCATCGCAGCCGGGTGGACACCGCCGGAGCGGAACCCGTGAGCTGGGCTGACTTGGTGTCCGGCGGCGGCATCATGGTCGGCGTCGCCGCCGGATACGCCAAAACCCGGACACACACCACCCCCCACCCCGTGAAGCAAACACCAGCTGCCCCCAAACAACCAGGCCCTGTGGTGCTGCAGGGCCCCTGCCCGTCCTGTGGGTTCATCGCCACCCACCACCTCGGCGCGGTCGGCAACGGCCAGATCACCCGAGAGTGCATCTCCCCGGATTGCGACCGAACCTGGACCGAATCCTTCTAACGTCGCCGCCATCTTGTCTCGCGTTGATTGACGTGTCGTCATGCGACAATGGACAGTGCACCTGTGTTTGTGCTGATCCAGGAGGCATGATGTGAACCCATCGACGTTGGCCCGCCGCAAGATGTACACCTGCCCGGTCTGCACCAAACCCGGCCAGCCAGTAGCCGACGAACGCGGCCTGAAGGTGCAGCACCCACTTCGGAACTACCCGTGCCGGGTAGCCGACATACACCCCGACGACGCGAAACAGGTCATGTCCCTGTTCGGCGTCCACAGCGGATGAGCCGCGCCGAGAGCGCCGCCCGCGAACACGGCGCAATGCCCCAAGCCCTCCGCGACTGGGCCACGAAAGGCGCCGGCGGCGCCGAGATCGGATGGGGAGCACCCGGAGACTACGACCGCTGCCTACTGGTGATGGGCCGCCACGTGGACCCGAAGATGCTCCACGGCCTCTGCGGGAACCTCCACGAAATCGCCACCGGCATGTCCACCGCGGAACACGCGAAGCTCCTCGGCGGCCACGACAAACACACCACGTCCGGCGAGAAACACGCCTCGAAGATCCCCAAGAAGGGGAGCTGAGCAGATGTCGAACAGTGATGGGCGAAGCCAGAAGATCACCGTCGAAGGCCTGACCGAAATCGAGAGATCGTACCTGGCGATGCAGGCCACTTATGAAGCTAAAACCGCTCAGGATCCTCGCTACAACCAGCACAGGACTTCGGCGGAGAACGAAATCTACGCGGCTCGTTGGCAGGACATAGCAGATGCTCTCCACCCTGATCCTTGGGGTCGGAACGCAGACTCACATGCGGAGCCGAAGTGATCCGTGTCTACTTCCACGTCTATGCGGACGGCGCGTGGGTGCAGCCGACGCAGGAGTTTCTGGATGCGCTCGCGACCATCACAGAACCATTCGCCTTGACAGTTGGTGTCGTTGGCGAGGAACACAACCGTGCCCGGGTACGGCTGGCTTTCCCCAACGCGGCGGCCTGGGTTGAGGCCGATGGCGGCTGGGAGCAGGTGACCCTCACCAAGCTGTGGATGGACGCACGGAACCACGACGACCCGATCCTGTACGCACACACGAAGGGCGCGGCGAACCAGGGGCCGATCAACCACGCGTGGCGCACCTCCATGATTCGCCACGTCGTACGCGGCTGGGGGAACTGCCTCGACCGGTTGGCCACAGTTGATGCAGTGGGATGTCACTGGCTGACCCGCGAGCGGTATCCCCGCTACATCCTGGTCCCGATCTTCGGCGGCAACTTTTGGTGGGCTACGGCGAGGTTCATCCGCACCTTGCCGCCACTGGAACGCAACACCCGCTGGGATGCCGAAGGCTGGATCGGCCTCGGCGATCCGACAACCTATGACCTCATCTCAGGGTGGCCTAGCTTCCGACGGTTCAGGAAGGCCAAGCACCTTGGCGGACGCCCCAAGAAGCCGGTGCCGAACGGGCACGACCACTACCGCCGGTATTGCAACCGTACAGCCAGGAAGGGCAACTAGTGACCAACCCCAACCGCACCCCCGGCATGCTGGGCAGGCTCCCCAACGACCCCACCAAGCCGCGGCTCCGCCTGATCCAGCACCTTGACACCGCCGTGCCCCCAAACCCAGCAGTGGTGGACTGGATGTCCAAGGTCCTGTCGTGGCCCATGTACGGAAACGACCGCTACGGGGACTGCGTGTTCGCGATGGCCGGGCACGCAATCGAGGCGTGGACCACCTACAGCGAAGGCAGCACAACCACGGTCACCGACGCTGATGTGCTGAAGGGCTACCACGACGTCACCGGATTCAACCCCAACGACCCGGCAACCGACCAGGGCGCCGCCGTCCAGGCCGCCCTGAACTACTGGCGCACCACCGGCATCGGCGGCCACAAGATCGTCGCGTTCGCGCAGGTCGACCACCACAACCCCGCCGAGGTGCAGGCAGCACTGAACGTATTCGGAACCCTCCTCGTCGGCATCAACTTCCCTGCCTCCGCAATGACCCAGTTCAACAACGGCCTCCCCTGGGACGCAGTCCCCAACGACGGCGGCATCGAAGGCGGCCACGCCATCCACGTCGGCGGCTACAACCAACCCCGAGACCAGTACACGGCCACCACCTGGGGCCAACCCCAAATCATGAACGCCGAGTTCTGGCACACCTACGTCGACGAGGCGTGGGTGGCGATCACCCCCGACTGGCTGTCCACGGCCGGTCTCACCCCGGAGGGAGTCGACCTGCACGGGTTGGGTGAGGACTTCGCCCAGCTAACGGGGCAGCCGAACCCGTTCCCCACGCCGGTCCCACCGGCCCCGACTCCCGCGCCGCCCACCCCAGTCCCGGGTCCGACGCCGCCCGCGCCCAACGCGGTGGACGTCGCTTTCGCTGGTGTTCTCCGCCCCTGGGCGACGCACCACCACATCGGGGCCAACAAGGTCGCAGCCGACGCCGCCAAGGCATGGCTGTTCGCGAAGAACCTGTAACCACCGGAGGGGACTACCGATGTGGCACAACCGCTTCTTGTCAAGCCCCAAATCGGCATCACGCCGCGAACGATTGAGCACCGAACATGGGTAAGCCCCTCTCAACCGTCCAGGTAGCTGAACAGCAGAAACAATGCTACGAGCTGCGCTTGTCGGGCCACACCATCCGGGAGATCGCGCGGGCTCTCAGCATCGGTGTCGCCACGGTGCACAAGCGCATCGAAGACGAGATCTCTGAGACGGTCGCACCGTATCGGGAGCAGTACCGGGCGATGGAGCTGCAACGGCTGGACTCGATGACCCGCAAGATCATGGAGCTGCTGGGGAAGCAGCATTTCGTGATCTCCGAGGGCCGTGTGGTGCGCATGGATGACGCTCCGCTCGATGATGACGAGTTCGTTTTGAAGTGCATCGACCGGTTGACGCGGATTTCGGAGCGGCGTTCGAAGCTGGAGGGCTGGGACGCTGCGCTGCGGGTCGACGCCACGGTGGTGGAGACCACGCAGGAGGACATTGCGTTGGCGGCGATGGTGCGTGAGGCGCAGGCCAAGGCGGCGGCGGACGAAGCGCGACTGACTCGGGATGCTGTTGTTACGGTGCGTGACGAGTAGTGCCCGACAACCCCCGGGAAACAGTCGCAGATGCAAATAGTGAAGGACGGAGAGTGATGGACAGTCGGTGACTGCCGTCCAGGACCCTGAAGTCGCGGCCCCCGATCCTGCCGACCCGGCATCGGGGGTCCACTTCAATCTGGACACCTACCTTGCGGCGCTCGACCCCAGAATGCTGGAGATCCCCGAGTGCCGGCGGCTGCTCACCCGGTTCTCGCCGCTGCTGTTCGCCCTGCTGTACGTGCCGCACCACCTTCGGGGGAAGGAGACCGGGGAGCAGATCACGTTCTCCGAGTTCCACTTGGACGTGATCGAGCAGGCGAAACGCTGGGCGCTTTCCTCCGATGACCCCGCGCAAGACCGCGACTGCTACGTCGGCCCGCGGGGCGTGGGAAAGTCGACGTGGTTCTTCCTCATCCTGCCGCTGTGGGCTGCCGCGCATGGGCACCGCAAGTTTTGTGCCGCGTTCGCGCACTCCGCCACGCAGGCCGAGCTGCACTTGCAGACGTTCAAACGGGAGCTGGACAACAACAGCCTGCTCGCGCTGGACTTCCCGGCCTTGTGCACCCCGGCCCGACGGCCGCGGGGTTCCACGGAGTCGGACAACCGCGGGATGCTGATCACGAAGTCGGGGTTCGTGTTCGCCGCCCGCGGCGTGGATGGCGCCGCCCTGGGCATGAAGGTCGCGGAGCGCCGCCCGGACCTCATCGTCCTGGATGACGTTGAGCCGGATGAGTCGAACTACTCCCCGTACATGAAGGAGAAACGGCTGTCGACGCTGCTCGACGCGATCCTCCCCCTGAACGTCTACGCCCGGGTCGTGCTGGTCGGCACGGTGACAATGCCCGGTTCGATCGTGCACGACCTCGTCAAGGTGATCACCAAACCTGGTGAGGAGCACCCCGAGTGGATCCGGGATGAGCATTGGCGCGTCCACTACTACCCGGCGATCGTCCGCGACGATACGACCGGGGTGGAGCGGTCGCTGTGGCCGGCGAAGTGGCCGCTGCCGTACCTGCTCGGGATCCGCCATACCAGGTCGTTCAAGAAGAACATGCTCAACGATCCGATGGGCCGGGACGGCGAGTACTGGCGCGAGGAGGACTTCTTCTACGGGGCAGTGCCCGCGTTGACGCATCAGCTCTTGTCGATCGACCCAGCTGTGACGGACAAATCCAAATCGGACTTCACGGCCATGGCTGTGGTGGCGTACTCGGCGAGCGGGAAACGCTGCGCAGTCCGCTACGCCCATGCCCGCCGCATCCAACCTGGTGAGCCGCTCCGCAAGTGGGTGCTGGATGTGCTCGCGGAGTTCCCCGAATGCCGGGGGGTGGTGGTGGAAACCAACCAGGGCGGCGACGTGTGGCGCAACTCGGTGTTGAAGGGTTTACCGGTGCCAATCAAGACGGTGCACCAACACGACCCGAAAGAGGTGCGGGCTGCCAGGTTGCTGAACTGGTATCAGCGGATCCGCCCGGACGGCCAACCCTATGTGGTGCATGAGCGGTCGTTTACTCAACTGGAGGAACAGATGGTGGGGTTCCCGAAAGGCGCCCACGATGACCTCGTGGATGCGGTTGGCACCGGAATCGACATGTTCCTGAAGCCTGCGAAGCGCGCTGGGATTGCGGTGCACAACCCTGGTGGGGCGCAAGACGACGACGACTTGTACTTCTAGTGGTCTCCGTGTCAACTGTCACGTGACAAGATGTCACGTGAGGTGATACGTGTGGCGGATCTTCCTGACCAGACACCCATGTCGGTGGCTACGGCGTTCGACGCCAATACCGACGGTGTGGTGGCCAACGATGTGCAGTACGCGCTGGACGAGCTAACCCGCAGCCGCCACGACTACCAAGCCGCCGAGGGCTACTACGACGACGAACGCGGCGAGTACTTCGCGTCGATCCGGGTACGCCGGGCGATGGCCCGCACGGGGGTTGCGTTTCGCCAAAACTTCGCGGCGGTCCCGGTGGATGCGGTGGCGGATCGCCTAGAGATCGCGTCGGTCTCGGCGGATTCCGATACGGCGACCGCGCAGTTGCAGGACCTCGTCGAGGACAACCAGCTCGACGAGGAAGCCCCGAACATCATGCTGCGGGCATGCGAGTACGGGGACGCCTATGTGATCGTGTGGCCCGAACCGGTCGGCGACGACGACACCGAAGACGATGACGGGCCGGGCCCGGACAGCGACGACACCACCGTCACAGACACCGACCACGACGGGTTCAGCAACGTCGACCTCTACTACAACGACCCGCTGTGCTGCCGCCTGTTCTACGACCCCGAACGTCCG